GTAGTATCTACTGATATAGCACCAGTTGTGTCGTTGTACGACAATCCTGTGCCGACTGCATTTCCAATCGCATCTTGTGCATTTTCATCTGAGTAGGTGTTTGCTCCTACAAAAGTAAACTTGTTATTATCATCATCATATGTGATAGTTATATTTGTATGAGTTCCAGCCGCAATTGCTGTAGCAATAGCATCCTGTGCTCTTTCATCTGTATAATATTTATTTGTTGATCCTTCTGACAAATTGTCTGTGGTTGAAGGAATATTTGTAGTCAAAGCTATTGTACCCGTGGCATCTGGTAAGGTAATTGTACGATCTGCTGTTGGCTCTCCAGCTGTTAAAGTTGCTTCAAAATCATTTGCTGTTGTACCTTCAAAAATAATAGTGTGTGGTGCTGGCAAGTATATACCGTGGATTGTTGGTGTCTGTCCAGTATCGGTAATAGTAGGTCCATTAATAGTTGGTGTAGTTAAAACTTTATTAGATAACGTTTGTGTTGTATCTGTTCCTACAACCGTTGTAGTTGCATCTGGAAATGTAATTGTTCGATCTGCTGTAGGATCTACTACTGTGAGGGTTGTTTCAAATGAATTATCTGTTGCGCCTTCTAATATAATAGAGGATGCTGGTATTACGGCATTTTTGTCATTATTTAATCCTACAACTCCGTTTGAAGCTCCAATGTCGTTGACCATTACGTAGTCCCCGATTGTTAAATTTCCGTCTGGGACAAGGTTCATGTATGCTGTTATTTGAGTCCATGTGCTTGTACCATTACCAAGCTTCATTTGTAAGGTATCTGTTTCAATACCAATTTCGCCTTGACGTAAGACTGGATTACTGGATACCCAATTTGCTGCGGTATCTCTTCTAAGTTGAATTCTAATTGCCATTTTTTATGCCATCCCTCCATCAATTATATCATTATTCGGTGCTGAAGAGTAGTTAGAACTAGCGGTTCCACCATCCATTGAAACTAAATAATTACCAAATTCTACGTAATTACCATACTCTACATATTTTACAGATCCATCTCCTGCATAGTGCTGGTGATCAAGTAGTTCTTTTGGTCCTGCAACATCATACCAGATTGTTCCATTATAAACTTTTATTGTATTTTCAGCGGAATCAAAATATGTTCTTCCTTGTGCTGGTGAAGCTGGTGCTGATTCAAGAACTTCAAAAGAATTTGATGTTCCTGCTCCTCCGCCTGATCCAGTTAGCAAAGACCAAGTTGAGCCGTTAAAAATTTTTAAAGCACCAGAAACAGTATTATAGTATATTTCTCCAGCATACGTACCGCTAGGGTCTGTAGATAAAGCTGGCGGGGCAATCGTGGTTTTAAATTGCTTTGCCATGATTATCCTGTAATTACTACTCTATATGCTCCTGCTGTTGGTGCGGCTGCAAATGTCAAGGTTACAACGGTTGTTGATGTATGGTCAACATCTACTTCAACTTCTCCATATGGTGAAGAGTTTGAATAAACTGCAACATTTACATCTCGTGTTCCAAGGTTGTGTGTTGCTGTAAATGTATATGGTGCGTCAACGGTAGTTGTAATATCTGCAGCAAACTTACGAACAATTGCATGATAGTTTGTGCCATTATTTGTAAGTGTCCAGTTATCGCTTGTTTCATTCCATAGAATTTCAACATCGGCACCGTCGCCACGCTCTACTCTTACCCCAGCATCTGCTGTAGGAGCTCCTGTAAAGTCGGTATTAAGATTAATCTTATTATCAACAATATTTACCTGAGTAGTATTTACTGAGTTAATTGTTCCAGTTACGTTTAAGTTACCACCAACTGTAAGGTTGTTAGTAATTGTTACGTCATTTGGAAGACCAATTGTAACTGCTGAGTTTTCTGAGCCAGAACCTGAAACTTCAACTTCATTTGCTGTTCCAGCAATTGTTGCTATATAGTTACCAGTTGTATCTGTGCCTAACTCTACTGAGTTGGGTTGAATTGTAGCTGCAAAGCTTACGTTACCAAGATTAGTTACTGTCCCAGTACCTGTTACATCTCCTGTAAGAGTAATACTGAAATCACTTGTATCAAAATCAAGCTTTCCATTTGTATCATCGTATGTGACAGAAATTCCAGACTCTGTGTTTGTTGAAACCATTTCGCCAACAATGTCTTGAACTCTTTCTGTATTTAATACTACGTTTCCTGATGTTACTGTAAAGTCTGTTGCATCAAATGAAGCAACACCCTTGTTGGCCGAAGTTGCATCTTCTGCCGATACTGTAATTGTATTATTTGTTACAGCTACGTCAATTCCTTCTCCACCTGAAACAGTTAGTGTGTCAGTTAGTAAATTAACTGTATCTGTTCCTGTGTCTCCTGCGATTGAAAGCGCTGTAGCCACTGTTGCGGTTCCTGCTGCAGTCAAACGACCTTGAGCATCAACTGTGAATGTTGGGATTGCGGTTGAAGAACCGTATGAGCCAGCAGTTACTGCTGTATTGTTTAATGATAATGTTGTGGTTCCTGCGGAATCATTATATGTTGATGTTAATGCTGTTCCAGCAAGTACGGATGATCCAATAATATCTTGAACAACTTCTGTTGATCCAGACATCGGCATCCATGGTCCATCTGGTGAAGATAGTCCATTGTAGTAGTACATCTTGTAATCAGATGTATCGTAGTAAATCTGTCCAGGAACTGGGCTAGATGGTGCAGCGCCAAGGTTCTGGATTCTAGCATTAAGAAGCTCATTCTTGTTGAGATCAACGCTAACTAAAAATTTTCTTGCCATTTGCTAACTCCCTTAAGACAGATATGCTGTCCCTGAGAATGGTTGAGCCATTGTCAGTGTAATTCTGTTATTACTATTATAATCTATTCCAGTTTCTAAAACATCTCCTGCGCTTGATTTAATCGTAACATTTGGCTTCATGCCTAGATTATGATTAATAATTACAGAATATAGCCCATCTACTGGGCCTGTTACTTGTGTAAGCTCCCATGAATACTCTAAGGTCATATTTAGAAGGTAGCTTGTGGCTCCCGCCCAAGTGATATCTGTTGGTTTTGGACCATAGAATCTTGTTGTATTTTTGTCATAGTAAAAGTCTCCTTCAATTCCAAAGTTTTCTGATGGGGCACCTGCTCCATTAAGAATACTTTTTCCTCTTGGGCCTTGTGGGCCAGGAGTTGATACTACAACTTCATTATTTGGAACTGTTACAACAATTGTTTCTACCATTAGATTGTCACCGATCTGCTGAGGGTTATAAATCCTTCTAGCAATTTAATTTTGTTTGCGTTTGAATCAGTCACCATAATGTCATATGATGATTTTGGATAGAACAGTTTATTTGTTTGTGTAGGGGTCATCTTTATAGTTAGCTTACCAAGTAGCGGGGTTATTACAATTCCACCTGATGGAGATGTTAGACTGAATGCTAATTTGCTTCCGCCTTTTGTATCACGGACCTGCATCTTTGCTGTTGAGCCTGTTAAGTCAATAGGTAATCCATTATTGTCTTTATATTCAACAATAAATGAAAAAGTGGCATTTTGATCCACTTCGAAATTCTTTTGTCCTGCCATTTGCTAGTACTCCTAAATAGGAAAACTCCTATGCTTATTTTAGCACAGGAGCTATCCTAACTGTAACGATTAAATTACTTGTTTGTAAACCCGAATTCTTTGTTTGCTGGGCTTAGAGCCTTAAGAATAACTGGAGCCACTGCTGCGAATCCACCCATCAAAAGATCTCTTGGACTTGTGTTACCAGTCATATATAGAGCGATTGCTGCTGAAAGAAATGCACGAGCATAAGTTCCGAGAGCTGCTAGAATTTGTTCTGTCATAACTACTTTCCCATCTTTGTTTAAATCGGCCTTGTCAAATTTTTTTATGGCCATATTGTCATCTCCTCGTGGGCGATTTGCCCATGAATTTTCGGTTTTACCCGAATACTATAATTCTACCACTAAGCGGAAATATCTACAAGTTCACAGTTTCCGTCTGAACTGCAGGCAAGCGTGGCATTGGTAGAAGTGCCATCTTCTGTCTCATAGAAAGATAAATCTTCCCAGCGTATTTCTTTAGGCATCTTAGAAACAAGGGAGTCATATTCTTCCTTTGTTACTTCTTGGTATGGAGCCTGTTTGTATGAGTGATCTGAATGCGGCAGGAATGAAATTCCAGATACTTCATCAAAATGCTTATATACCCAAGCGCCTACTTCCATCCATTCATCCTCTTTTACAGAAACTGTAATTGATGGCTTGTGCTCACACCATGCACGTTGGTAAACTAACCAAATGTTTAGGTGTTCAATAGCAGTAAGATCATTTCTAACAATTGCACCTTCTGGTGCCTTTACTGGGAATGAAAATACGTATGTATCATTTGGCTTCATTACATCATCTTCTACTGGAATTCCAACTTCCTTCAAAAATGTAGAGATGGGATCTCCCTTTGCCCCACGAACTGTACGAATGTAATATGGAGAATGCCAAGCATGCATTCCTGAAGATACCCCGACCAATTGAGATACTGTTCCTGATGGCTTTACGCATGTAATAGCAGCAGACTCGGGAATCCCAATTTTCCCAGCCTCATCTTTATTCTTTGCTCTTGCTGATTCTCTAAGAGTCATCAAGAAAGCTTCTAGTGAAACAAGGTCTTCTTTACCTGACATAAACTTATGTCCAAATTGTCCAGTTAGGGAAACACCTAGCAGGCGCTCTTCTTCTGTATTGTCTTTCCAGATCTTGCGAAGATATTTAAAGTCTGTAAGTGTTGACTGCCATGTTCCAAGGATAGTTGCAAGCTCGACCTTGCGTTCAATTTCTTTCTTTGTATCATTTTCACGTAGTACGACTTCTGAAAGGTTACAAAACTGATAAGGACGTAGGATAATCTCTGAGCACGGGTTAGTTCCATAGTGTATATCTGGATCTCTTCTTCCATACTTGGCTGCTTGGGCTTGAGCTGCGGCCACATTGTATATACCTCGTTCTCCTGACTTTGAATCATACAAAGATTTCCATTCTGCAATAAATTGTTCCATGTCTGGCTTACGTGAGTATGCAACAGAGTTATTAGACAAAGCACGTTGTGTATTTGCTTCCCACCAATTACCTGACTTAGCCTGTGCCATCTCAATATCATTAATGTTAGAAAGAGAAATCATTGCTGATCTGCGAACTCCTCCTACAACAACTACTTCACCAATTTTGCACATAATATCATGACATTCAATTGGCTTAAGGTTTCTTCCTGTGGCGCTCTTGAATTTTGCAATTGTAAAATCAAATAGATTAATAAGTGGTTGTGGACCTGATGATCTTCCGCCCATTGTCTTAAGTCTTGCTCCTGCTGGTCTTACTTTAGAAACATCAATTGCTGGAATCTGTCCAGACCAAAGTAGTGCTAGCAACTCACGATATGCTTTTGCCCAACCTTGCTTTGAATCTTCTACTGTAATTACTGTAGTTGACTTCTCTAAAGCTTCTGGGACGGCAGGAAGTTTATTAATATACTTATACTCAACAGAGAATCCTACACCTGTACCGCACATAAGAATATACATTGTCTCATCAAATGAACGTGGTGAATCAACTGGTAGAAAAGCACAATTGTATCCTGCTACATTATCTCTTTCCAATGCTACTCCTGAAGTCATAACAGAGCGCATTGATGGCATGACGTTTCTTTCAAATACACCATTTTTTAATTCCGCAACAAGCTTCTCATCTGGAATATAATTATAATTCTGTTTTAGATGATTTAGCATAAAGCTAAAGTATCTATCTACTGTTTCACCCCATGTCTCACGGCGATTATCTTCTGATATCCATCTTGCATATCGGGATAACGCAATGAAATTTTCGTACGGGTTAGCAATAGTCTTAGACATTTTATAATACCTGTTTTCTCCGCCTAGCGGTTAAGTTAAATTTAGTGTGAAGATCCTATTCTACCAAAGAACGGTTAAAAGGGGAAGCCCTAAGAAAATTTTTCTACTAAATGTTGAAAAGCTTTCTTGGTCAACTGATCCCAATTATAATCTTTATGAATTTTAGTTGACTGAGCAAAATAATAACCAGAGTAAGCATTGTAGTCAATAGATACATCAAGCATTAATTCTTCTAAATGTTTTGCATCTGGTTTAAACATTTTTCCTATATGCCCATCTGATATAAAGTTTGGCATAGTCTCACTTGTAAGTTTAGACTTTAATTTAAGAGGTCCCATGTAGTCCAAATAGTGAGACCACCCATATGTTGATATTACTGGCATACCAGTTGCTAAACCTTGTAGTGGAATAAAGCCAAATCCTTCTCCCCATGTAGGGTATACAAGAACATGATGATCATGATAAAGTTTTACTAGGTCTTCTTCAGACAGTTCATCTGTAATCAAATCTATATTGCTATATAATTCGTGGGGAACTCCAATAATGCTATCTTCATTATCATATACCCTCACAGTACTAAATTTATGCGCCTTAATTGTTAAATGATAATTAGGATTATTCCCGAAAAGTTTTATAAATGTATTTACTACAAGTTGCCCGTCTTTTCTTGGAGAAGGTTCTCCTACATGTAAAAATTTTAACGGTTGTCCTTCTTGAACAAATCTTTTCTTTGGTTCCCAGGAACCTTCAATGCCATGTGGATAAACATATATTGGTTTAATTATTCCATTGTCTTTAAATACTTTTGCACACCAATCGGATGTAGTCCATACTTCATCACATGCATTAAATCTTTCAACCCACTCTGGTTTCATCTCTGTTGATTCCCACGGTGTATATGCAATCTGATATTGATTCCTGTGTAATTTAAAATGTTGTGGCTGAGTAAAGTTTAATTGAATAGTAGATGTAGGATCAGCAAAAGTTACATAGTGTCCTAAATTATTTAAAGATTTAACTATATTTTTACCAGCGTATCCGTAGCCTACGGCAGGATTAAGCCCCGACTGAATAGTAGAATAAGATATATTCATGATTTCTTCCTAGTTGACTGGCTTGACAGGCTTATCCTATCAATGTTATGATTGTAGTTCGTTATCTCTAGAGGAGGAAATGCCAATGGAGAAAATAAAACAACAGGTGAGTGATCTGGCTCATAACATAGTTACAATAGTAATGATAACATTATTCTTGTTTCCTGTACAGCCAGTGAATGCCCTAACAGTACAACCTTTAGTGAAAACTGAAGCCCAACTAAAGCAAGAAGTCTTAGATAGTTTTAGTAAAGAGATTTACAAGCCATCTGAGATGCTTACAGACGAAGAGCTAGTTACGCTACTCAAGACTGTAGGATTCGAAGGAGCAAGCCTTAAGAAAGCTTGGTCAATAGCAAAGCGTGAATCTAATGGAAGACCGCTTGCATATAACGGGGATAAGAAAACTGGTGATCATTCCTACGGAATATTCCAGATTAACATGATTGGAAATCTCGGTCCAGACAGACTAGAGAAATTCGACCTAAAGAGTAACAAAGAGTTATTCGACCCAGTAACTAACGCAGAGATAACGTACTACATGACTGATGGCGGCACAGATTGGTCTAGCTGGAAGGGTATGACCCCTAAAGCTAAGGAATGGCTTTTGCAATTCCCAACTGATGCAAAGAAGTAGGAAGTAATGCAGATACAATACGTATCTAAGTACATAGCCTTATCGAAAGAGGGCCTTTTTCCAGAGCTTAACTGCCCTATGGATCAAGGTCCTCTTTTTCCTAACTTGGACAATGAGGATATAGCTTTTTTATATTGCCTATCTTGTGACTACAAAAAAGTCCTTGGGGTAAAGGATTATGAAAACATAGTTAGGGCGGTGGAAAATGCTGGATGAATGTAAGAACGGGCAATGCACCTGTGAGCAAGAAGAAAATTTCTTTCATGTTAAAGTGCTTCCGCAAAATAGTGCAAATTTAAGTGCGGCGGGAGAAGAGACCCTTTCTTCATATGAGTTTGAATCAAATTCCCTATTAGAGAAAGACTCTATGGGAAGAGAAAAGTTTTGGGAAGATATGGGGAGGCCATAATGGAAGAGAAAGAATCTCAATCAATAGAAGATAACCTACCTATGGTGAACTATATAATGCTTCACCGTATTTATGACATGCTAACAATTATGGCAAATGGGGTAGATCCTGAAAAGACAGCAAAGATGATTGAATATCATGAACAGGGATTTTTACTTGGGCCTGCCCCTGCATTTAGTCCATCTGAAGAGCCTGTCGACTAGGATGCTTGACATATAAAATATTCCATATTACAATTAAGATGTGTAGGTGATGGCAGCAATGTCTCCCTATATAATGTGTAGCAATACACTAGAAAAGCCCAATCGGATCCGCCTCTGATTGGGATTTTTTCTTTTTTGGCGGTATAATAGATAAGGGAAGTTACCCGCATAAGGAGATAATATGCTACGCACAAGAAATTTAACTTTAACATCAACAGCTCAAGAAATAACTATTGACGATATGATAGATACAGCAAATACCATATCTGTACAAAACACTGACGCTTCTGCCCCAGTATACATTGGCAACGAATCAGTTACTTCATCTAATTACGGAATTAAATTATCGGCTGGACAAATCTGGAGTGCAGATTTAGGCCCTAATGACCAATTGTATTCAGTTGGTACATCTACAGTTTCAGTATTAATATTGGAGCGATAATCATGGCATTTAATATAGATAGTCTTCCAACTAAAAGAATACCCGTCACAAATAAAGTATATCTTGATTATCAAAGAACAGATCTATATGAAGCAGACGGAAGTAGAGAATACCCATTTAAGAACCTTTCTGATGCATATGACTTATCAACATCATTAGTTGTCAACACAGACAGCGTTCATATAGTTTTACTGAGCGGAAATACTATATCAACTCCAGATTCACTATTAATAGATATTGGTCATATTTTTATAACAGGAGAAAACTCTTCTGGAACACATACTCCAATAGTCTTGTATGCAACCATTGAAATTACTGCCCCTGTGGGATCAATAAGTCAAAACCGTTTTGGTATATCAAATATTGAGATTATTGCAGTGACGCCAGTTATATTCTCTGGAACTAATTCACAAAGTCTATTAATGAAAGATGTTTGGATCACTGCTACAGGATCTGGACATGGAATATCAATGACAAATACTGGAGTTGGGTCTAAGGTGCATATTGATAACTCTAAATTTAGCCATAACGGATCTGGACACTATCACTGCATACACGTTGCAGCTGGTACAGCCAATTTAGATACAATTGAGACCTCTGGTGCCAATATAGGAGTTATTGGAGTAGATGGCGGAACTTGTAATCTAGCAAACTCTGATCTTCAGGGTGGAGGGTCTTATATAATCGATGTATACACTGGAGGAGTACTTACAGTCTCTAATACAAAAATTAGCCCTACTGCTGCTAACTCAGTTGGAATTAAACTTGTTAGCGCAGGAGCAATTGCAATGGTAGGAAATGTTTTATTTAATGTTCCAGCAAGTGCAACTACTGGAAGAGCAATAAGTGGAATATCAGGCACGGCCTTGTATTACACAAACCTATCGTTTATGCCTGGGTCAAATAATAAGATTAGCTCTGCAATTACTTCTACTGTTATATCTACAACACCATCATTTGTAGCATAATATAGACAATACGGACATATAGTGCAATTAGTGCGAAAAAAGTGCTTCGGCGAAAGAAGAGCACATATCCCAATCTATGATCATTTTCAGAATATGCCTTATAAGCTCTCTATGAGGGTTTTAAAGCCCTAACGGGTCATATTTAGTATCTCCGATACTAAGACCCTTAAAAGGGCGGGAGAAAAAAGATTAGGGACTTTACCCTATAGATATAACATACGTTTATAGAGATATATACACCAATGAGTAGTATATAACCAAGATAGCTAGTAATGACCAAAGGAAAGATTTAGAACTGTTCATTGTCTATATCTTCATTTAGGTCAAAATCAAAGAAGTCTTCTTGCTGTCCCGCCCAATTTAAAAATTTAGACAAAGCTACACCTGACAGGATTGCTGTCGCAATTAACATTACAAACGCTGATAACTTCTTCATTTAATATCCTTCCAGAATGCAATTAATAAAATAACTACTGGTCCAAAAATAACTGTTGCTTGAATCCAATTCATTTAGATTCTCTAGCTTTCATAATGTAAGCATATTCCATGCCATGTGCCATGCAGTATCCAATAGATGGATCATCTTTTCTAAATACAAATGATGGCAATGGGCATGTGTGTGCAGAACATCTATTCATAAATATATTATACCATAATCCTAGTCAACTGCAATATTATGTGCATGATCATCACAATAATATATTTTTCTACCGTCTCTGGTTACTTTAGATGTATATGAAAGCTTATCGCAATATGTACAGAATTTCATTTTATCCCGCTTTCTTAATTTTTCTTAAGTATGTTCTTGCTCTATGGCAATTGGAACAAACTACTTCACACTTGGCTATTTCTGCATCTATTCGTTTCTTAGATAACGTATTGATTAGTTCCGCCACATTTGCATGCTTGGTTCCACGAACATGATCAAAGTCCATCATATAATACGGATAGGATACTTTGCAATCCATGCAAGGGTTCTTTTCTTTAATGTCTTTTAAATAACGTGCCAGATAGTCTTTTTGTTTCTTAACCGATATCTTCTCTGGAGACATAGGTTAATTATATAACAATTTTTATTCGACTACAGGGTCCGAAGGAATTACCATATCAATATCTTTCTTTTTCTTACTTAGCTTATTTCCCTTATAGACCTGCATTGAGTCCATGAAAGTAACTTCTCTAGATGTTACGTATCCGCCTTTTTCATCCAGTTGTCCTCTAGCAGTAATTTCATCTGCCGCCAAGATCTGAATAATCATTTCTACCTTGTATGTAAAACAAGATGTGTTTTCATTTGACATATATATCCTAGT